AACCGAAACAGAAGACAGGGAAAAGATTAGAGAAATTATGGAAAAAGAAAATGACGCTATTATCGTGGCTTCTTACGGCACTTTTTCTACAGGCATTAATATTAGGAATTTACATAATATTATATTTGCCAGTCCAAGTAAGAGCAGAGTCAGAAGCCTTCAATCGATTGGCCGAGGGCTTAGAAACTCGGAAGGTAAAGACAAAGCAACACTATACGACATTGCAGACGACCTCAGATATAAAAAACACATGAACTTTACATTGAAACATTTTGTGGAAAGAGTCAAGATATATACTGAGGAGAAGTTTTCATTCAAAACATACAAAATAGGACTAAAAAAATGAACAACATTAAAATCGTTCGTATGCAAAATGGTCAAGATATTATCGGTATGGTGAATGAAATAATGGAAGGCCAGTACGTTGTTGAACAACCAATGGAATTCCAAATGATAAACAGAAATAGGATATCGACTATTACATTAGCTCACTATCTTCCTGTTGAATTAGTGGCCAAAAATGAAGTGGTATTGAATAGTAAAGACATTGTATTCATCACAAATCCTTCTGCAAACTTTGCGGAATACTATGAAGGTGCTTTGATGAAAGAAGAAGACTCTGTGAACGAGTCTTTGGCCAAGGAGATTTCGGAAGACCTGACTGCTAGAGTTAGGGAAATTATGATGCAAGCTTTTGGAGAACTGGAAGATCCAGGAGAAAGAACATTACATTAATATTAAGCAGCAACACCGAGACCTTAACATTTGTCAAGGCCTTTTGTCAACATTTATTATGGTACATTTAACATGAGCACTAAACATTACATCAACAATGCCGACTTCTTACAGGCATTAATTGCATACAAGTCACGCAAAGAGACTAATCCACAAGAACCTATACCAAATTACATAGGTGAATGTTGGATGAAAATTGCCGAAGGTCTGTCTCACAAACCTAATTTCATCAGTTACACTTACAGAGATGAAATGATTTCGGATGGTATCGAAAACTGCCTCATGTATTTTGAGAACTTTGATCCAACAAAATCTAAAAATCCATTTGCATACTTCACACAAATCATCTACTATGCGTTCCTTAGACGCATCCAAAAAGAAAAGAAACAACTGTATGTCAAGTATAAGTCTACTGAACAAATGGGCATCCTAGACGAGTTTGAGATGTTGGATCATGATGGAAGTTCTGTACAGTTTGAACTATACGACAATATTGCTGAGTTCATAGAAAACTATGAGATTGGCCAAAAGAAAAAGAAAGACGAAAAGAAAGTAAGTAAGAAGCCTAAAGGCATTGAACAATTTTTGGAGGATTAATATGGATTTTGGTAAAATTAAAGTGGGTTTTACTGCATCTTGTTTTGATTTGTTTCATGCAGGCCATGTAATGATGTTGAAAGAAGCCAAAACACAATGTGATTTTCTTATTGTTGGATTACAAACTGATCCTACAATCGATAGACCTGAGAAGAACAAACCCGTTCAATCGGTATTTGAACGTTACACTCAACTTGAAGCTTGCAAATATGTGGACCAAATTATACCATATGCCACAGAAAAAGAGTTGATGGACATCTTGACATCTCATCCAATTGATGTTAGAATCATAGGTGAGGAATACAGGGATAAACAATTCACTGGTTATCAATTGCCAATGTCTGTCTATTTCAATTCTAGGCAACACAGCTTCAGTACCACAGAGTTGAGACAACGTGTATTGAATGTGCATAAAGAGAAGACTGTTGTTTCTATCGCCAAATGATAATGGTGGATTACACTCCAGAAAATTTTCAAAAGATTTCTGGAATTATAAAAAAGAATCTGACATACGACTTGTTGCCTAGAAAATGGTTCATCAGGAATGCGGCCAATCCAATGTTTGGTCATTGCCACAATGCCGCAGGATGTTTGTATAAGATATTTGGACATGAAAACATGCACATGTATCGTGCCTTGGATGATGAAGGCATCTATCATTGGTGGTGTATTGATAAAGAGAATAAGATTATTGACTTAACTTCTGCACAATATACAGACTTTGGTAGAAACCCTCCATATGCCGAAGGTGAAAAGGCAAACATCTTAGGTTTTGGATACCGAAAAAGAGTGATGACTTTGTTTAATAGGGTAATGAATGAATATGAAGATAGCAACAATTACGGATCAACACTTTGGAGCAAGGAATGACTCGGCTCATTTTCTAGAATATTACGAGAAGTTTTATAGGGAAACATTCTTTCCCATGATTGATAGTGAGGGCATCAATACTGTTCTCATTCTAGGTGATACATTTGACCGCCGTAAATATGTAAACTTTTTTACTCTTAAACGTGCCAAAGAGATGTTCTTTGATGGACTCTTTGAACGTGGCATCAATGTTCATATGTTGGCTGGTAACCACGACACATACTTTAAGAACACTAATGATGTAAATTCGGTTGACTTGTTGCTACGTGAGTATGGTAACATCAATGTGATAGACCATCCTACGGAAATCTATGTTGGTCCACATAAGATTTGTATGATGCCTTGGATTTGTCCAGAAAACTTTGATGCTAGTATGAAGATGCTGAGAGATACTGATGCATCTATTTGTATGGGTCATTTTGAAATTGCAGGCTTTGCTATGCATCGTGGCATGCCATCAGAAGAAGGATTGAATCGTGGGATATTTAATAAGTTTGAGTATACTTTCTCTGGTCATTATCACCATAAATCTGATGCTGACTCTATCTATTATTTGGGAAACCCATATGAACTCACTTGGCAAGACTATAATGATCCCCGTGGTTTCCATATATTTGATTTGGATAATCGTGAACTTATTTTTATACACAATCCTAATGTAATGTTCCACAGGTTGGTATATGATGATAAAGTATCATCTATAAGTGATATTATGCAATTATCGTTTACCGATTACACTGCCAAATATGTCAAAGTGGTAGTGGTAAACAAAACTAATCCATATCTGTTTGACCAGTACATGAATAAGCTATATGATGTTAATCCTGCCGATATTACCATTGTAGAAGATGCTTTAGACTTGACAGACGAAGCGGAAAATGATAAGATAGATGAAGCGGAAGACACAATCACTATCATTAACAAATATGTGGATGGTCTACAAAACGAAGGTATCGATAATACCAAACTTAAAAAAATGATGCGTGAGATATACGTTGAGGCTTTGAATTTAGAACAAGCATGATAAAGTTCCAAACTATTCGTTGGAAAAACTTATTGTCTACTGGCAATTCGTTTACCGAAATCAAGTTAGATAAATCCACCAACACATTGATTGTTGGTAGTAATGGTGCAGGCAAGTCTACAATTCTGGACGCATTGTGTTTTGGCCTTTTCGGTAAACCATTTCGTAAGATTAACAAACCAAATCTCATAAATTCAATTAACAACTCTAATACTGTTGTTGAAGTTGAGTTTGCCATTGGTAAAAAACAATACAAGATTATTCGTGGTATCAAACCAAATGTGTTTGAGATTCTATGCAATGGAACTTTGGTCAACCAAGATGCCAAGTCAAAAGATTATCAAGACTTTTTAGAGAAGACTATTCTCAAATTTAACTACAAATCCTTCACGCAAATTGTTATTCTTGGTTCAGCATCATTTGTTCCATTCATGCAGTTATCTCCTGCTGACCGTAGGACAATTATTGAAGAACTGCTAGACATCCAAATCTTCACATCAATGAATGGCCTAATCAAAGATAGAATGTCCGGCATCAAAGATGAATCATCTAGAAACAAGTATGCGATGGAACTGGCATCAGAAAAGATTAAGATGCAGAAACAAAACATTGACGAACACAAGAAGAACAATGAGGATGAGATTGAGAAAAAGAAATCTGAGATTGCAACTAACGAATTACACATTGTTAAGATTAACAAAGACATTGTTTTGATCCAAAAACATATCGATATGTTGACTAAGAGAATACAGGATAAATCTTCTGTTGATTCCAAAAGTAAAAAACTGGTGCAGTTGGAAGCCAAATTAGAAACGAACATCAAGAAAGTGGAGAAAGACATTGCTTTTTACCACAATAATGATAACTGTCCTACTTGTAAACAAACTATTGATAGTGATTTCAAACAAGTCCAGATTGATGAGAGTGAAGCTAAAGTATCATTACAGAAAAAAGCGTTAACGGAATTGGGTACAGAATATGACAAGATGCAATCTCGTTTGAATGAAATTGTGGCTGTATCCAAACATATCACCGAACACAATAATGAAATTGTCAAACACAATTCTACACTAACATCAATCAACACATATGTTACCAAATTGAATAGAGAAATTGTAGAACTTGGTAACAAGAAACAAAACTTGACGGAAGAAAACGATAAGTTAAAAGAATTGAAGACTGAGTTGGCTTCGTTGGTTAAAAGACAAGAAGAATTGTCTGTTGAGAAACATTACCATGAGTATGCAGCATCATTGTTGAAAGATAATGGTATCAAGACCAAGATTATCAAACAATATTTGCCTATCATCAATAAGTTGGTAAACAAATACTTGAAGGCCATGGACTTCTTTGTTAACTTTAACTTGAACGAAAACTTTGAAGAAACAATTAAGTCACGGTATCGTGATGAGTTTAGTTA